GAGATATCCGTATCATTCGGTCGTAACGAGGATAACAAGGCAGCTGATTATGCTGCTCTTGCAGAAGAGCGTGGGTTCCAACCAACACAAAAGATGAAGGTAGAACCCATGACTCTTAAAGCGCTAGTCCGTGAGCGTTTAGAGGCAGGTAAATCCATGCCAACGGAAATTTTCAACGTGTTTGTTGGAAATAAAACTACAATAAAAAGGAACAAATAAACATGAACCAAGTAGCAGAAAAAAAAGAAGGAGCATTAGCAGTCAACTTGTTTGAAGCTGATGCAAATCAAGGCGCTCAAAATATATCGCAAGAAGATCTTGCGTTGCCTTTCTTAAAAATTTTGGGACAGCTATCTCCAGAAGTAAATAAAAGAGATGGTAAATATGTCGAAGGTGCGGAACCTGGCAAAATAATTAACACTGTCACGAACGAATTGTTTGATAAGATTAGTGTTATACCTTGTCACTACAAAAGACAGTACATCGAATGGCAAGACAGAGGTACCAGCAGTGGTGCACCTGTTGCAATTCACAGTGCAGATAGTGATATCGTTAGTCAAACCACTAGAGGTAAAGACTACAAAGACAGATTACCAAATGGTAATTATCTTGATAACACTGCAAGTCACTTTGTGTTGACTCTTGGTAATAATCCATCAACAGCTTTGATTTCTATGAAATCTACACAATTAAAAGTTAGTAGAAAATGGAACTCATTGATGATGGGTATTAAATTACAAGGTAAGAATGGTTTGTTTACACCGCCAACTTACAGCCACATTTATAATCTATCTACTGTGCAGATGTCTAACGACAAGGGCACATGGTTTGGATGGGAAGTTGAAAAGATGGGTCCAGTAGAAGATAAAGCAATCTACGAGATGGCAAAATCTTTTGCAACAAGTGTTGGCAAAGATCAAGTGCAGGTTAAACACGGATCAGAAGATACTAAAGACTCAAATCCATATTAATCGAACCCCGGGTAGTGGGCGTCGAAGCTAGCGTGGAAACGCCCACGCATAATTTATGTTTGAAAAAATATTTAAAGGATTGGAGCGAGCTCATGGTTGCACTAAAGTAAGTGCGCCAGCTGAGAATGGTATCAAATTAAAAGGACAATCATTTGTAGTACGTCAACCAGTGACCACGGAACTGTGGAAGATGCATCTAGATGGCACGCAAAGTCTTGGCATTATACCGATTAACGAAAACAATCAATGCGTATGGGGATGTGTGGATATAGATTCTTACGCAGGGTTTGACCACAAAAAATTAATAGATAAAATAAAACAATTTAAACTGCCTTTGGTGGTGTGTAGATCAAAGAGTGGAGGCGCACATGTTTTTTTGTTTTCAGCGCAACCAGTATCAGCAGAAAGAATGAGAGATAAACTAACAGAAATTAAAACATTACTAGGCTATGGCGGATCAGAAGTTTTTCCAAAACAAATACAATTAAAATCATCAGATGATACAGGTAATTTTTTAAACTTACCATATTTTAATAGTGACAATACAACCAGGTATGCGTTTAAAGATGATGGTAGCGCTGCTACCTTAGAAGAATTTTATCAAATATATAATGATATTAAACAGTTAGATATATCAGAAATAAAAATAGAAAGACCAAAGTCAGAATATTCTGATGCACCACCGTGTATTGAATTAATGGCTATGAACAAAATACCAGAGGGTGGCCGTAACAATTCTATATTTCATTTTGGTGTGTATGCTAAAAAGAAATGGCCTACAGAATGGAAGAGTAGACTCACTATGTTTAACATAGAGGCATCTACTACACCACTAAGTGAATCGGAGGTAGATATAATTAAAAGACAGCACGATAAAAAAGAATGGGGATATAAATGTAATGATACACCCATGTGTAATTTATGTGATAAAAAATTATGTAGAGAAAGAAAGTATGGCATTGGAGAAGAAATAGTATTTCCAGCGTTGACTGACTTACAAAAAATTAAATTAGAAAAGCCTTATTATTACCTTAATGTTGATGGAGAAAGATTACATTTAGAGAATGTAAAATTTTTAAAACAACAAAGTTTATTTCAAGAGGCTTGTATGGAACAACTAGATTTTAAACCACCAACAGTTAAACCTAAAGATTGGGATATGATAATAAATCCACTCATGAAAAATCACGAACCAATAGATCCACCAGAAGGGGTGACCACACAAGATCAATTACAAAATCATTTAGAGGAGTTTTGTTTAGACCGGCACATCGGATCAGATATAAAAGATTTAAAACGTGGTGGTGTTTTAACTAAAGATGGGCATCACCATTTTATTTTTGATAAATTTTATAATCAGTTTTTAATTAGAAAACGTTGGGACGTGCCATACTCACGTACAGCGCAAATGTTAAAAGAAACTTGTAACTGTGATGACAAACGTATTGGTAAAGAAAGAATATCTGTGTTTGTAGTAAAACAATTTGATAAAAAAACAGAAGAGTACACACAAAAAGAATTAAAACCAAAGGACCCGTATTAATGAGAACAATAGTGTTAGGACCACCAGGCACAGGAAAAACAACTACATTGTTAAACAAAGTGGATGATTATTTAAAAGAAACAGATCCTGATAAAGTAGGATACTTTGCTTTTACACAGAAAGCTGCGTACGAGGCAAGAGATAGAGCCATAAAAAAATTTAATCTTACAGAAGATGACTTGCCATATTTTAGAACATTACACTCACTCGCTTTTAGAAAACTAGGAATAAAAAAAGATCAAGTTATGCAACAACGACATTACAAAGATCTTGGAAAAAAATTAGGTTTTCCGGTAACTTACGCAGAGTATCAAGAAGACCAAGGCAGTATATTTAGTTCTGATAGTGAGTACCTTCGTATTATACAACTGGCACAATTAAGAAACATCACACCTGAACAACAGTTTGATCTACACGAACACACGCAGGACTTGGAGAGAAGCACTCTCAGAATTATTGCAAACGAGTTATCAAGATATAAAAAAGAATACGATTTAATAGATTTTAATGACATGATCTTAGAATTTACAAAGTCAGATAAGTCACCAAAATTTGATGTAGTATTTATAGATGAAGCACAAGATTTGTCGCTTATGCAGTGGGACATGGCAAGAACAATATGGAATAAAACGCAGGATTCTTTTATTGCAGGGGATGATGACCAAGCAATATATAAGTGGGCTGGTGCTGATGTAGATTCTTTTATAGCTTTAGAAGGACAATACTTACCTCTTACACAATCATTTAGAATACCAGCAAAAGTGCATGGAGTTGCTATGGGTATAATAAATAGAATTAGAAATAGAATAGATAAAACATGGCAACCTAAAACTGTGCAAGGTAGTTTACAAAGACATTATAATGCAGATACGATTGACATGTCATCAGGCCAATGGTTGGTCCTGGCTAGAACTAAATATTTATTAAAAGACATCGAAGAATCTTTATATCAACGTGGTTTATATTATCTGTCTAGGTATAGAAGAGGAACTGAAAAAGATTTGCATGAAACAGCAACAGCGTGGGAACAACTACGACAAGGTCAATTAATTTCTTACAAACAAATTGAAAGCATATCTAAATACATGACATCTAAAAATTGGCACAAGAAAAAAATAAAAGGTATGGCCAAAGAATCTTTTTATGGAATAGATCAACTTATGAAAGATTATGGACTACAAGTAAAAACAGTTTGGTTTGAGGCTTTTGATGATGCAGGTCAAACTAAAGTAGATTATTTAAGAAAGATGAGAAAGAACGGAGAAAAATTAAACGAGTTACCACGAATAGAATTGTCTACAATACACGGAGCAAAAGGTGGTGAATCACAAAATGTTGTGTTGTTGACAGACTTAACTCAAAATACAATGAAAGGTTACGAAAGAGATCCAGACGATGAAAACAGATTGTTTTATGTTGGTGCAACTAGAACAAAAGAAAACTTACACATAATAGAACCAAAAAAATATGAGAAGGGATATTTACTATGAAACCATATGATAAACAAATAGGAGGATCACATTATCAAAAATATAAAATTCAACCAAGCAAGTTCGTAATAGAGAATGAATTGCTATATCCAGAAGGGTGTGCTATAAAATATATAATTAGACATCGTGACAAGGGAAAGAAGCAAGACATATTGAAAGCAATACACTTTTTAGAAATGATTATTGAAAGGGATTACGATGCAGATACCTCTATTTAAACCACAAACAGAATGGTTGCCACCAGAAAATTTTCCAGATTTATCTGAGTACAGTGAAATTGCAATTGATTTAGAAACTAAAGATCCAGACCTTATGAAAATGGGATCAGGATCTGTTGTTGGTAATGGTGATGTTGTTGGTGTTGCTGTAGCTGTGCCAGGCTGGTCAGGTTATTATCCAATAGCTCATGAGGGTGGTGGTAACATGGACCGCAAAAAAGTTTTAAACTGGTTTCAAAACGTATTAAACACACCAGCTGATAAAATATTTCATAACGCTATGTACGACGTGTGTTGGATACAAGCGCTAGGTTTAAGTGTGAGCGGTAAAATTATAGACACGATGATTGCCTCGGCCCTTGTTGATGAAAATCAAATGCGCTATGACTTAAACAATTGTGCTAAAAGATATACCGGTAAGACAAAAAGTGAAAGTGATTTATATGCAGCTGCCAAAGATTGGGGTGTTGACGCCAAGGCAGAAATGTATAAACTACCTGCCATTTATGTTGGAGCTTATGCAGAAAAAGATGCTGAGATAACTTTAGAGTTATGGCAAGAACTTAAGAAAGAAATTCTACACCAAGATATACAATCTATTTTTGATCTAGAAACTGAGTTGTTTCCTTGTCTGGTTGATATGCGTTTCCTAGGGGTTCGGGTAGACGTGACAGCAGCCAATCAACTAAAAGAACAACTAACCAACAAAGAGAAATTATTGCTGCACCAAGTGCAAAAAGAAACAGGAGTAGATACTCAAATATGGGCGGCCAGATCGATTGCACAAGTTTTTGACAAGTTGAAGTTAAACTACGATAGAACTGAAAAAACACAATCACCTTCCTTTACTAAAAATTTTCTACAGAATCACCCCCACCCAACTGTGAAACTAATTGCCCAGGCCCGTGAAATAAACAAGGCCCATACCACGTTTATTGATACCATATTAAAACATAATCATAAAGGCAGAATACACGCTGAAATAAACCAGCTCAGATCTGATAATGGCGGAACTGTGACCGGTAGATTTAGCTATTCAAATCCTAATTTACAGCAAATACCAGCTAGAAACAAAGACCTAGGACCTTTAATTAGGGCCTTATTTGTGCCCGAGGAGGGCCATAGATGGGGTTGTTTTGACTATTCTCAGCAAGAGCCTAGGTTGGTAGTGCATTATGCAGCTTTACAGAATCTCTATGGAG